TGAGTTCCTTGAGTTCCTTGAGGACCTTGAGGACCTATAGGACCTAACTCTCCTTGAACACCCTGACTTCCTTGAGTTCCTTGGAAATTGGCAACTGGACCTTGAGTTCCTTGATCTCCTTGAGTTCCTTGATCTCCTTGAAGACCTTGAGTACCTTGAAAATTACTTAATGGTCCTTGAGCTCCCTGAAAATTACTTAATGGGCCCTGAGCACCTTGATCTCCTTGAAGACCAAATCCCGCAGCACCTTGAGTGCCTTGAGTACCTTGAAATCCTGATCCTCCCTGAGCTCCTTGACTAGAAGCAGTTATCGCATATGGAAGATCATTCCAAGGTGTTTCTCCATCACCAAATTTAAATAATTGGGTATCAGATTCTATTCCAACATAACCTATTTTTAAAGTTGGGTTTTCAAATTCCCAATCATCCGAAGTTTTAACTAATTGGTCTATAGCCTTTTCAACTTCTATATCACCATAAACAATCATTCCAGCATAAAATGTGGCACGATTGTTAAAAAGTTGCTGTAGACTAAGATAATTAGTATTTTCCATAATATTAGAATATTCCAGTAAAAGTACTTGTTAAAACATCGGTACCAACATAAGTACCCTCAAAGGAAATTCCACCAAAAGTCATCGGTAATGGGGGAAGATTTCCTAAAAGAGCATCAACAGAAGCTTCGGTGGCCTTTAATAAGACTCTACCCGCACTTGCTTTTATATTAATATCTTTTCCAGCACTAAGTTCTATATTTTCATCAGCATCTAGCACAATATTTTTTCCTCTAATTCTAATTTCCCCATTTCTTTCAGCAGTAATCCAAATATCTCCGTTCTTTCCCGTAATAACTATATCAACACCAGTAGATTTATTTTTTTGTCCTGCTATAATTTCAAGAGATCCATCGGAATAAATCTTAGATAAACCACCAGCACTCAATCCACTTAAACTAATTTCATTCTTATCAGTAACTCCATAAAAATTGTAAACATCGGTTCCATCCGACCCCATTTGTGGGTTACATATGTCATACCTAAAATTAGGCCCAAGACTACATACACTTCTTCTTTGCCACTTCTGTTTTTTAAAAGGTCTTTGAGCCATATTAACTAATACAATCTATCTGAGTAACAGGTTTTATTATATAATTACCAGATTCATCAACTTTACTTGGAATAATATCTAATCTTGGACTTAAAATCGCACCAAATCCAGTTTCACTTACTATAGTTAATTCTGGAATATCATCAACTCTAATAATTTGTTCAATTTTTCTTTCAGTTTTATTATCGAGTTCTCTATTATTTCTTGGTGGATTTGTCGGTACTACTGGAACGTTAGATATCGGATCAATTATTGTTATAATATTTATTGGGGCGGCATCGGTAATAATTCCATCAACTATTATAAGTTCATACTTATTATCAAATTGATCTATTGCATAATCTCCTGGAGAATAGTCCTGACCAGAATCTATAATATCAATATCCTCCACATAATAAGGATCTAATTCACCAACTGGATAATTTTCACCCTCAGAAACCATATAAATTGATTCAAGTTCACCATCATCATTAATGATCGCTCTGGCAACTGCCCCATATCCCTGATCACAATCATCACTAATTTCTATAAATGGTGGAAAATCATACTTTTTCCCCTTTTCAGTAACTTTAATTCCGATGACACTTCCTGTTCTTTTTCCACCTTCCCCAACTACTGCGCCAATAATCGGAACAGCTTTCGCTCCCTTTCCTTTACTACCAAATATTTTAATTTTTGGTGGATTGCAAGAAGTAGGAGTTCCAGTATAACACTTTGATGATGAAGATTTTGAAGTTTTCATAAATCCATCAAATGCTGTTCCAATATCTTTTGCTGCTGTTTCTAAATCCTTTTTCTTATTTCCAAATGCTTCTATAAGATTATCTGCATTTACACTTTTCATAATATCTTTAAAATCTGGTCCAGGAGCATCCTTTGAACCCCTACCAATCATCCACTCGTTAACTTTTACTTCAAAATTTCTTTTTAGTAAACTATTATTAATCTTACTAACATTTGCAACAATACCAGAAATAGATTCAATACTATTACGAAGAAAATTAGTTACATCAAAACCACCAACTAAAGATAATATTTTTCCTATTCCACCAAGAACCCCACTCATTCCAGAATCAATTTGCTTAATAATATGATTAATTAAAGATCCGCTAAATTGATTGGATGCACAAGATTTAAATCTTTTTGAATTTTTTGCGACGGATTTTAATAAACTAGATATTACAGATCCAAGTGAATTAATAACTTTATTTGCTAATGAAGGGAGAAGTTGCTGAATATTATTAACAGGACCAACCATCGCATTTTGTGCCGCAACACCTGCTAAATGTGCGATAGGATGAGATCTAGTTGCGGCAAAAACTAAGTTATAAACTTGCTGATATAATGCCTTTAAACCTTGATTGATTATTGGTGCCAAGGTATTATATACTTTAGAAATCATACTTCCAATTAAACCAGTTGTAACCGACTGAATCTTATCAGTTACAATGTTAACTAGCGAAGATAATTTATTTAACCCTCCTTTGACTGCATTTAAAAAGTTGGTTATTTCTGCACCAATTTTATCTAAAGTTTTTGACGTATCTTCGGTTGGTGCTATTAAAATATCACCAATTCCAGTAAAATAAGATCTCTCATCTTTACCAAGACTTTTTGCTTGTTCGGTAGAAACATGTCTAGGAGATTTTTGAGAATTTGCATTCTGCTCATTCGTTTGATCTTTTACTACATTTTTACCATCATTTTTAATTTTACTCGTATATCCAGTAAAAGGAATAAATGGATTTTTATAATCTTTAACAGAAACCTTGGATGTTCTACCAAATGTCCCCAAAATAACAGGTATTTGGGCATTATCACCATCCATAAAAAATCCAAATACAGTATCACCTGGGGAAAGTTTTATATCAGAAGCAAAATTTCCAGCACCAGTACCTGCAGTTGTTGGTAAAAGAACTTGTGCCCAAGGAAGATCTTTATTTGGTAAATATTCTGGATTGTGGGGATGATACCCCATTATGCGAACTTTATACCTATTTCCCCATCCACCACCATCAATTTGAGTACTGTGAGATTTTTCTGGTGGGATTTGACCTATCCACCAACGGAATCCATCTCTCCCAACAAAATTACTTTTTATTAGAGACTCATCTTGCATATCTACTACTCTTTATTATTTGTTCCGTGTCGGCCAAAAGTATCTCTAATTAACTGCATCGAGGTATAAGACCCCTCAGTATCAAAATGATGACAAAGTTCTTTTATCATATATAGTCCACTTTGATCATCATCCATTTCTTTACTATTTGAAGATGATATTTTAGGGAATTCGCAAGTAATAATATCACCCGCTCTCAAATTTGTGTTTGATGGTATGGTCATATTCAAAGTTTGAGTGAATAAAATATTATATCTCATAATAGACTGAGATTGATATTTCTGTGGGTCGGAATTTTTATCTCTAGAAACATCTTCTTCAATTGTACCAATATCAAGAATTTGAGTTATGATTCTGGTTGGAATATCTCCCAAACTAATATTCGAGGAATCTGATATTTTTGGAAGATTTAAATCATCTCCTAAATTTTTTAATTTATCAGAATAGTCACTTAGTTTAAACAGTCCTTTTTCTTGACTAGTAAACTCAAAAGTTAAAGGATTGTAAAAAGTTCTAACACTGGCATAAGTTCCTAATCTTAATTTTTCTAAAAGATTTTGATTTCTATTTGTTGAATATTTTAAAATATTAAAATCATTATCTCTATCAATACTAGATTTATTAACTTCGGTAAATGTGTAAGTTGCTTTTGATTTTTCAACAATTAATTTATCAATAGATCTAAATTGAAATCCATCTTTGGTTTGAAAAAATACAAATCCTGCAGTAGAATCTCCAGAAATATCAGGAACTGCTTTTGATGCTAACCAAACTAAAACTGTAAATGGTTTTCTTAGATTTCCAATAAAACCATACTTATTTGATGTTTTATCTATTTTTCCTATCTTATCCGTTTTTAAATAATCTTTTATAATATTACTAACTGATTGATCTATTGGTGAAGAGGTTGGAAACTTTTTAGGAACTCTAGTTGTTTCATTTGTTATTGCTTCTCTTGAAACTAAATTAAGAACAAAACTCTCTCTTTGAGTTTCGCTAATAACATTTGAAATACTAGAAACATACAAATAATCTGCAGTGTTCGATGCAAAATCAAGACCAGGATTAGTTGAAGAATTTCCAGCAATCTTTATCGCAACTCTTTCTCCACCTCTTAAAGGTAATCCATTATAAATCGATTGAAGTTTACCATCCTTACCAGTTATTGATTGTCCAGTATTGGCAACAATAACTTTAGCAGTAATTGTTGGGGAAAAAATATCCTCATAATAATCAAAAGACGCTATTCCCTGTTTAATGTCAACAGTTTTTGATTTATCATTGGATTCTATGAAGAACTCTTCATATATGGACTTTTTTACTGACATTATGTGTATGCTAAGTCTAAGAGTAACTTTTTAGTTATAAATCTATTTAACGATGTATCAATTATATTAATATTTGATTGTGGTTCAGGTGGTATGGCAACCTGAGTCTGTGGTTGAGATTGAGGATAAACAAATGGAACAACATAAGATTCTTGCTCAGATTCTGGAACTATCCTTTCTTCTATTGGTTGTCTAGGAGCTGGTGAAATTTGTGCTGGAGGTGGAGGAGGAGTTGCTTGTTGTTGGGTTATTTGACTCGCTCTGGATCCAGAAGCTCCATGAGAAACAGTTACTCCATTAGATCCTACAATTTCTGCCTCTCTTCCATATCCTTTATTCCAATAAACTGCACCAACGGCAAATGGGAATGTAGTTTTTGCTCCAGGTTGTGATGGGAAAGTTCTTTGTATCTTAGAATTATGCTCTTGAATATCAATACCAGGAGTAGATCTTGCATCATGACCTTGTTGTTCCTGAAGAATTTGTGATCTTAAAATAGAATCATTTTTACTTGCAACAGGATATCCCTGTATATTTCCAAAGGTAACATAAGACCCTCTTGATTGCATTGCTTTAATTGCTTGATATGCAACTTCACGAATTTTTTTCAATCCTTCTTGTGTATAATTTGGTGTTTTTAAATCAATATGAAAGTGTGTTGCATATGCAGTTTCACTTTTTTCACTAGATGCACCTTGAACAAAACCACCAGGTCCAGTTTGAGGAATCAAATTCATCGTTCCAGTTGATCTGGGAGATGGTTGTAGTTTTGTTGTTGGTGGTACTGGTGTTGGTAAATTGAACGAAGCCGCACCTTCAGGTCTAACAGGATCTCCCCTACTAGGATCTTTAAGAAATTGATTATCTCCTGGACCTCCTCTCCATGCAGAACCATAAAATCTACCATTTGGACCCATTTGCCCTTTAACTAATCCCCTTTCTCTATAATATCCTGGTTGTGCTCTAAACTCCAAAGCACCACCAACAAATTTTGCAGAATTTGCCTGTAAAGTGGGATCTTGTATATTTTTAATAATTCCTAATAAAGTTGCTTCAGATTGACCTGACCATTTAGCAGCATCTTGTAATGTTTGTATTTTTCTAAACCCACTTGGTCCTCCTGGTCTATCCCAAACTCCAGCAAATTGTGGTCCTGGGGCAGCAAGAATATCTGTATAGTTGCCAGAATATCTTCCGCTCGCTTTTCTATTTACAACAACTTGCATCATATCAACAGTTGATTGTGGACCACTACCTTCTGTACTAAGTGCAGCTGCGATACGATACATTTCTGCTGATTTAGGATCTGGAAGTCCAGCACCCCCACTTTGTCTTTGACTATAATCTGTATTAAGTGGCGGTGCTCCTGGTCCTTCAAGAGGTTCAGTTAAAGAAGTTGTGAATAATTTTAATATTTCATCAAAAGATCCTTGCATTCCAGAAAGAGCATTATTTAAATTTTTCATCGAATTCTCAACTCTATTGTTGGAATCTTGAAAATCAAATGATATGAAATTTCTACCATATGCACCAATAAGATCTCCAAAAGAACCTAGAATACTTAGTGCATTTGGTGCAAAAGATTGTAAAATCTGAGTTAATCTTATAGCTCTCGATCCTAACTCTTGTGCCATTCCAATAATGGAAGGAAGATTATAAATCATCCACCCTGCCATAATTGTTCCTGCAAAATTCAATATCCTACTAAAAAATCCCTGGGTTGTATCTGCTATTACCCTACCTGGTGCTCTAAAAACTGCACCAACTTTAGACAGTTCTATAATACCTTCAGATTTTTTTCTTCTAGAAGATTCTATTTTTCTTTTAAATGAAAATGAACTTTCTCTTAAATAATTTTTCTTTCTTTCGGAATTTTTTAAAATATCCTTACTAATATTTGCAGTATATTTTTGACTTCTTCCCAGTCCTTCATCAAGGGAAAACATACCCTTGGTAATATTTTTAAAATTAAGTAGGGACTTTTTAAGTATATTGGGTGCCATTTTATACTACAATATTATAGTGTACTTGAGAGTATAAGGCGTAGAAATTATCAGGATTAGAAGAAGGTATAGCAGGGACATCATTACGTGGAGATGACATTTGAGGACCAGGAGATTGGACTTGCTGAGGAATAGGTGCAATAGTAATATTTGGTTGTGGTTTACCTAATGGTCCAACTGCAGATTCTGGTTTTCTCATACCCTCAATTGTTGGTGATTGAGGTGTAGAAGAAATTAATTCCTCATTTTGCTTTCCTTCAAACATCATAAAATTATTATCTTCCGCTGTCTTAAGAGGTTGTTTCATATCCAGTACAGAAGACATATCTACTGAATACTGTTGCTCCTCATTAAAAGTTGAAAATATCTTAGAATTAATATTTGATACTTGATCTCCAAAATTAAATGAAACATTTGATGGTGTAATTTCCTGAGCCTTTTTTTCACTTTCAATTTGAATTTGTGAAGATGCTATTAATGGAGTTTGTGGTTGTGATTGTATTTGCGAAGAAGGTTTATCCGCAATATTAACTTGCTGAGGAGTAGAGCTTACCTTCGGTTGTTGTGGTTTTGGTTGTTGTGGTTTTTGTGGTTCAGATTCAAATGGATTTTTCATTCTTATTCCGCCACCAGTCTTCCACTCATATAATGCACCCAGTCCCATAGAAGCCAATCCTAAAGGACCAGGAAGCATTCCACCAATATCAAACCCTGCTCCGATAGGATCACCTTGCTTTATATTTTCATATGCAAAATATGAAGAAACTGGTATATTAAGAAGAGGTAGAAATCTAGAACCTTTGGAACCCGCTTTAGTTGCCGCTTCAGCAACTTCTGACCCAACTTTAGTTTCTGCTTTAGTTGCTGCTTTAGTTGCTGCTTCCGCAACTTCTGATCCAACCTTAGATGCTGCTTGAGAAGCATTTTCTAGCGCAGGAGATGGAGCCGCTGCTGGAGCCTTGATCCCAAGATTCTCTAATAAAGATTTAATTGAATTTACTAAAGGATTATCAGTTACAAATTTAAATATTGAATTAGAAAAATTGGAAATCTTACTAATAATATCATCTACGCCACCCCTTATATTTCCAAATATATTTGAAATAAATTTAAAATTATCTTGAGCTCCTTTTTGAAGGTTTTTTAAACTTTCAAAAGATTTAGCAATTAAATTGCTTATTTGATTTATTCCATCATATGACAACCACCCAAGAAAAAGTTTGGTAAGAGTTCCCATCAAAGAACCCAAACTATTAGACGCTTTTTCTGAAATATTTTTAACTGGTGCAACTAATGCAGAATTTATTTTATTTTCAATAGCAGCTTCAGATTCATCTCTGAGTGCTTGCTGCTCTAATACTCTATCTTGTTGTAATTTTTGCTGTTCTCTATAATTCTCAAGAATATTATTATTAACTACAATAGATGATAATGAACTTAATGAATTTGAAAGGTTATCTATTCTTTGGCGAAGAGTAACTAATCCAGTAGATATAACTTCTAAAGAAGATTGATTTGCTTCTAAAAGTTGTACTGTTTGTGGATCTGGACCAGTTTGTTCAGTTTGATATGGATTTTGGGAAAGAATAGAAGATCTATCACCAATTAATCCAGAAATACCAGCTGATCTGGATATTTGAATCCTATTTTCTCTAGAGATTGGTGATGAGATCTCAACCATTTACTTTGTTTTTTAGATTTTCTTCTTCAATAAACTGTTGAAGGAAAGTAAGATAAACCTCCCTTTCCCAAGGAATCATATTTTCTAACTCTGTCAAACTATATTTATGATGTTGTATCAAGGCAAAATTAGTCCTATAATATGACGCAAGATCCTCGTGCGCCATCCCTATGCGAAAAAATCAGATAATCCCTCCAAGACAACTTCATTTTCAACTTTAGTTTTTGGATTTGTGAATGTAATAGTATGTGAAAGTTTTGGCATAGTTTCAAAGAACTTTTCAATTTGCTTAAATTGACTTGGAGAAAGTTGATCAAGAAATTCAACAAGTTCTTTCTTACTGCAATCAGAAGCAGACCAAGATTCTTCTTCAGAATAAACTTGTTCCATACAAGAAGAAACTAGATCAAAAGTATCATCCACACTTACTGTATTAATATTGCTAAAATTATTCTTGATAAACTCATTCAATGATGGGTATTTCATTCTAAGAGTTAAATTCTCGTCAAGTTTAATATCTCTACTATGTTCTTTACTAGTATGAACTTTAATATCATCTAAGTTTATTTCGATGGGAATTTTAGTTTCACCATCATCTGGACAGGTAATCATAACTTCTACAGTTTCTCCAACAGATTTTCCACGAATATTTAAAAACAAATATTCAATATCAAATGTTGAAAGATTATCTACTTTTACATTTTTAGATAAAATACAATTAGATATTACTGTTTTAACTGCAGTTGCTATTTGCTTTGGATCTTCACTCTCCATAGCAATAATTAAAACTTTTTCTTCTTTAACTAGAAAAGGTCTATAACTAATTTTCTTTCCAGTTGATGGCAATTCCAACTCATAAGTTGGTGTAGAAATTTTTGGTAAAGGCATAATAACCTATAAAATTCAGTATAGTTATTTATCTCACTATTGTTGGATTAACGTTTCCTGGGGTGTATCGAACACCTCTTACACCACTCTCATTACCTAAAGCTTGACCAGTTCTATAGACTACTGGAGGTTTAGATGATGGTTTGATTATATTATTGAAATCAATACCTCTAACGAAATCAAGATTAGTGACTGGTCCACAAACATAACGATCAAAATTAAAAGTGGCAGATGCCTTTAAAATATTTGATGAATCATAAGAAACGCTCACATTGTTCATAGCAACTGGGAACATTCCAAAAAACGTATACTCTATTTCTGCTTTATAATCTCTATCGAATTTTATAATTCTTGTGCGATTAGTTTTATACTCTGATGGATATCTCATTCTAAAGAAATATCCGTCTCTTCCAGGATTCACTTGTGAAGCTCCTGATATAAATTCACACCAGTGCTCTAAGAATTTAATTACACGATAATCTGCATCGACATAAAATTCCAAATCAATCTGAGTGAATTGGCGAGTATGCGCCATTTTTTCTACGACACCCGTAAAGTTTCCAACAATATCTGCAGTCGCAAATGAACTTCCAGGTAAAGACGCCGAAGAACATAAAAGACCAACATTTTCACTTATGAAGAATGGATCAACTCCCCGATCTAAGAGGTATCTTCTCACAGGATAAGGGGCATCCATTATAACTTGATAATGAGATGTTTGTGCTAGGTTTGTGAGAGTTTTCTTAAACGCTGATATCGGGCGACGTATAGGCACTCTAAATACCTTTAATAAGTTTTTATTATGTAGGTATTTAGATGTCATATAAAGGAAAATACAAAATCAAAAATCCCCAAAAATATAAAGGAGATCCAACTCAAGTTGTTTGGAGATCTTTATGGGAAAGAAAATATATGAAATATCTAGATTCTAATGATAATATATTGGAATGGTCAAGTGAAGAAATTTTTATCTGGTATAAATCACCAGTTGATGGGCGCCCTCACAGATATTTTCCAGATTTCTATGTCAAAGAACAAATGTCAAATGGTACCATTCAAAAATATCTAGTTGAAATTAAACCTAAAAAACAATTAAGTGTTCCAAAAGAACCAAAGAAAAAAACAAAATCATATTTAAGTGAAGTAATGGAATATGCAAAAAATCAATCTAAGTGGCAATATGCCAGAGAGTGGTGTGAAGATAGACAGTATGGATTTAAAATTTTAACGGAAGATGAACTGAACATAAGGTATTAAGATGCCAAGAAAACCTCTAAGACAAAGGCAAAAAAATCAAGTAGCGGATACGCATAGTAATAGAATTCGCCCTCTTCTAAAACAATTGATTGGAATAGAAGATCCAGATGATTTTATGATAAAAATATTAGAAGTTCTAACGGAAACTGAAATTGTACCTAACACGGGGGAATATTATGTTTTTATATACAATCCAAAATCAACAAATATAACATACGATGCCCATCCTTTTGTTGCAGTAACTGATATTTTTAAATGGGGGTTTAGAGGAATTAACTTTCACTGGGGAGAAACAAGACAATATACTTGGGAAGAAATCGTTGGTTCTTTACATATAGTTTATAAAGAAGAACTTAAAGATTTACAAACTATCCCTTTTGCAAAATTTAAAAATAAATAGTTAGAAAACAATATGGCCGATCCAATTTCTGGATATACATTAGCGCAAAATAACATAGATCTGAGTACAACTAGTCCAAATAGTACAGTATCATATGATAATGTTTCTAACATTAGACCATTATCGGATTATGTTAATGGAAATGCCAGTGTTACCAATCAACAAACTCCACAGTCACAAAGTGCAACAAGTGGAACTCCACTAAGATATCCAAATGCTCAGTTAGAAGGAAATTCGGATTGGCTTGAAATAAAAATAGTCCAATACCAACCTCCAGGATTTAATGCTGCTCCAGGAACGTTCAAATTTGCAACTGGAACTTCAACAATTAGAAATAAAGAATCTGGATCTCTTAAAAACCCAATTGCATATATTCATTTACCAATTCCTAAACAACTTTCTGATGGAAATTCTGTTGACTGGGGTGCAGATATACTTAATCCTTTAGCAGGAGTAGGTGCTGCTGCGGTAGAAGGTCTGATTAAAAATCCAGCGGATATTGCAAATATATTAAAAAACGCCTTAACAACTGGAGTGGGTGCCATTCAAACTGGAGATGCTCAAAAAGCTACAATAGCTGCAGTTGTACAAAAAATAGTCAGTAGTGCTGGTGGAAATGTAAGTACTCAAAGTGCTCTTTCCAGATCAACAGGAGCAGTAATAAATCCTAATTTAGAGTTATTATTTAATAGTGTAAATTTAAGAGAATTTAGTTTTACATTTGATTTTGCGCCCAGAGATGCTTATGAAGGTCAAATTGTAAAACAGATTATTAAAACAATTAAAAAATCAATGTCCGCAAAAACAAATGTTTTTGGAGGCCCTGGATCTGGTTTAGTAATAAGCGCACCAGATGTATTTGAAATTAAATATAAAAGTGGTAATGCAGATCACCCATTTCTAAATGCATTTAAAACTTGTGCTTTATTGGATATGAGATTAGATTATACTGCATCTGGAAATTATTCAACATATTCTGATGGTACACCAGTTTACACAACTATGAACCTAACCTTTAAAGAACTTAATCCAATCTATGCAGAAGATTATGATGAACAAGATGCAGGACCAGGAGTAGGATACTAAAATGAGTTACTTCAGAGAACTTCCAGATATTGAGTATCAATCTCAATTACCAACTAAAAATTCTTCACTTAATTATGTAAGAGTTAAAAACTTATTTCGCAGAGTAAAACTACGTGATGATTTACAAAATGTTTTTACTTTATTCAATAAGTATCAAATTGATGAAGGAGAAAGACCAGATACGATTGCCGAAAGAATATACGGATCGTCAGACTTAGATTGGGTTATTTTGCTTTCGGCAAACATCATTAATGTTAGAAATGAATGGCCACTATCAAATAGAGATCTATATCAATTTGTCGAAGACAAATATGGTCTTGATAGAATGAATGAAATTAAATATTATCAAACTACAGAAGTTAAAAACTCTAAGGGTTATTTAATTTTACCCGCAGGAAAAGTAGTTGATTCTGATTTTACTATACCAGATCCAGATAATCCACACATATCTTTAAATCCTGTTGTTGGTATTTCTAATTATGATTATGAGATTGATAAAAACAATCAAAAAAGAACAATTTATATTTTAAAACCACAATATCTACAACAATATCTGAATGATATTAGATCAATAATGTATTATGAAAAATCTTCGCAATACATTAATACGAAATTAATTAGAACTGAGAACACACTAAACACTAATCCATAAGAGTTTTAAATTCTTATCATATACTAATACATAGCGGTGCTTGCGGGAGCGTTCTTTCCATTCTCCTGCAGCACCTTTAATTTTGCCTCTAGAGTGTTTAGTTCCGTCTGCATAGTAGAAATCTTTCTTTGGGTCTGTGAGTCCGCAATATTTAAAGTTACAAGCACGATAAATTGTACCAGAGTGGAAATCACTATCAGCGTAAGAGATGATTGCTTTAACTTCAGTATCCTTTCGTAACTGTTTAATCGCTCTTGAAACGAACCAAGAAGTGATATTATGCTCTCCCTGTTGGGTGTCAGGATGTATGCAAAGTCTTGAAAGTTCAAAGAGTCCTTTTTGTTCATTTCGTTCTAATCCAAATGCCCCTTTAGCAATTTCAGGTACTGGCAATCCAGTAAAAATACAAACTCCAAGAAGACCACCAACATTCAAAGGACTGAAATCATTCTTTTTGAAGAGTCCATAGTTATATCCAGACTTAAATCCTTTTGAAATATCTTTAAGATAGTGGTATTCTAAGAGTAATTCTTCTGCCTGTTTTTTGGAAATCTTATCAATATAGAAATCAGATTTCATAAAAAAAGAGGGGAGATCAACTCCCCTCATTATAGCACCTGATCAGTCTTCTGCCAAGCGGGCGAAGTAGGAGAGTGCATCGTCGTCATCTTCCTCTTGAACCGCAGGGCGGCGGGTAGGTTGAAGATTATTCAGTTCAGAACGAAGATCATCATCAAGATCCTTCACAGGACCACGAGAATAGGTCTCTTCTTCTGCAACTTCTTCATCAACATAATTAGAAGACTTATTACCCAGCACAGAATTCAAACGCTTCTTCAGTTCTTCATAAGTCTTGAACTCTGAAGGAGTCAGGAATTCTGCAAGAGAATATTGCTTCTTCCAGATTGCTTCAAGTGCATCATCATCATTCAGAAGAGCACCAGCAGG